CAGCCATTATCTTTCTTCTCCTTCGTGTAGTCTTGCTCCATGTTGTAGAGAGTTAAGTAGAATTCCTGGATCGTTTCCTCGGTGGCATCGATCGGGAACTTGGCGAGATGGGCGTGCATGAACAACGCGTACCATCTCCTGTACACCTGCAAGTGGTACTTACCGGGCCCGTTGAACCGTCCCTCGTTAATGAAGCGGTTGAGCATGTAAACGCTCAGGAAGCGTTCTGTGTTGGCCGGTTCTTCGCCGTACCACTGCGAATATCCGGTGAAGGTGCCCGGGCGGATGGCCTCCTCCACCTCGAACACCACGTTGTACACCTTGCCGAAAAACACTAGAACTCCTCCGCCGTCGCGTTCTTGAAGCAGGCCTCGTCCATGCCGGTCATGAAGAGTTCCCGGTCAGCCGCCTTCATGTTCGGAAAAGCCAGCCCTATGCTCCCGTTTGCGTAGTAGTCCTCGAGCTCGTCTTGCCGTACGACAATGCTGTGCCGCTTCTGGCAACTCGGGCAAAGGACGAACACCACTTCTGCCATCCCCCGCTCGAGGGAATTTACCTTATATATCATCTCCCCCTCCTTCCAAGAGAGAGGCGGGCTCGGGCTATCCCGTGGAGAATTGACCCGCCCCTCCCATTCGGTGTCTAAGCGGTCAGGCGTCTTCTATAAGATCACCCCGCTTCCTCTTCTGTGTAACGGTGAGGACTCATCGAGAGTCCCCTGGCATCAAGGTAGGTGACAGTCACCCTGTAGCCCGGGGGCTTGACGTGAACCTTGGTATCGCTGCCCCAGGCAACTGGCCCGGTGTACGGCATCGCATAGGAGCCCGGAGCGAAATCGAAGATGATGACCCGCCCCGGAAACTTCCTCACTTCTTCGACTGCCTGGCTCCAGAGCATCCGCAGCTCACGTTCGGGCATCTCGGGAGTGACGTGGATCACCCTGGAGTCGTCCATCACGTCTCCGGAGTAGGTTCTTCTTCGGGCGGGATCATGATGTTCGCGCCGGCGCTGTCCGGGACGTCAACGTACTTCTGCTCAAGGGCGTCCTCGACCACCGTGACATAGATGGCCTTCAGGTACGCCTTGATCCCGTTCCTGCCGCTGACCTCCCAGTGATACGGCCTGATGATCATGTCGACGTTCTCGATCTCGGCCCAGTCAAGAATCGGGAGGAGCTCCTCCGTCAAGGGCGTCTTCCCGCGGCTTGTGATCAGGTAGACCCTCGGGATCGATCCGCGGCCGGCCTCTGCCGGGTACTTGACCGTCACCTCGAGGATGGGCTGAAGATCGTCTTCCTCGTTTCGGGGCTGCAGGAAGCGGACATTCCAGCCGTCCTTCATCATCCGTTCGCCGAGGTCCTCGTCAAGGGCGACGTTGAAGTTCCTCTGCCCCTTGGCGTTGTAGCGGCCGGGGAGTCCCGAGAAGTTTCGGAACAGGATCCGCACCCCCTCGAGAATCACCGGTTCGAGCTGCTGTCCCTTCGCCATCAGAGGACGCCAATCTGCCGCATGAACTCCTGCTGCGCGGCGATCATGTCGTTCTGGGCCTTGGCGTAGCCGGTGAGGTGGCTGATGTACTCCTTGTCGTCCGAGACGTTGCGCCCCTCCTCAAGGAAGAACGTCATGGAACGGATGAAGTTGCCCTGCGCCTTGATGAACTGCATCGAGACGAGGTGGCTGGGCGTGTACAGAGCCATCGCTCCCATGCCAGCGCCCGGCAGATCGGGGAATCCGAGATCGCCCGCTTGCGGTCCGAAGTCCTTGGGGAAGACCTCGGTGTCGCGCTCTTCGGGCTTGTCTGCGGTTGTCATGATGTTTCTCCTAGTAGTTCTTGAGCCATTGAATGTGTTCGGGATCTTTCGGATCGATCCATGGTGTTGCGGGCGGCGCGTCGAAGGCGATGGAGACGGTCTGCAGAACACCATCCTGCACGAGGTCGACAAGAGCTGCACCGACGTCCGCCTTCGGGTCGATATACGCTTCGACTCTTCCGTCGTCCTCAAGTACTGCCTCTCCGATGATCCGCCGGACTCCGCCGATGTAGACCGTCAGGGGGAGCCGCCTTCTGTCTCCCGGCTTCAGCTGCTTCGGGATGTCCGGGATCTCTCCCGTGACGTGTAGGTGTTCTTCATCCATAACATTCTCCGTTACTCCGCGGCGGCCCAGTCCCTCCGGAGAGCCTCCAGGTTGGCGAGCTCCGGACCGGTCCGGATGATCTCGACGTTGTCGAACTTCTTGTAGACGTCGAGGTAGATCGATCCCACTGTTCCGTCGTACGTGACCTCGTAGTAGGTCCCGTCGAGAAGATCGGTGCTGACGAGCGCCTTCCAGTTCTGGAGGGTCTTGCAGAACCAGACCACGTAGACGTTCTCGATAGTGAATTTGTCGAGATCGTCCGTCTTGTCGAGGTGCCTCATGGCGTACTCGAAGACCTCGCGCTTGGCGGTTTCGATGAATTTCGTGTCAGGCATGACTCTCCTTACGGCATGAGCATTGAGATCAGGGCATCACGAGACAGGCTCGCTATGGTGATCTCCTGTCCGCTGCGGCAGTCCGTGCGCCTCTGAACGAGCTCGAGCAGTTCGATATGCCTAAGCTGCTTGTAGTTCTCAGGGACGGGGACTGATTCCTTCATGGCGTCTCCTTGTCTGGTTGATCCTCCAGCGGCCCGAATCTGACTTCGTCGGTGTCCCGGATGATGTTGACGTCCTTAGGATCGTAGAAATCCCCGAAGATCGAGTAAGCAACGATCCGTTGCTGAGGCATCTTGCCGGTCTCGATGGCACCGGCGAACCAGGCGAGCATCAAGCCTGTCGGATCCTCGAGTACGTCGCCGTCGGTTTTCCGGACGATAACGAACTTGTCCGCGAACCTCTCGGCCCAGTGCATAGCGTCCTGATCACCGTGAAGATCGTTGTCGTTCGGCGTCGCGTTTTCGATACCTGCCATTGTTCTCCTAACTGATAAACTCGTCGACGTCGCCGAAGTTGGCGAGGGCCTTGACCGCCGTCTCCTTCAGCTTCTCGAAGTAGCTCATGTCTATGTCGTCCTCAAGTCCGAGGTCCTTGACGACCACAGCCTCTTTCCAGAAGTAGTCCTTGGTGCCGGAGACGGCGCCTTGCTTATCGCCGTCTATCCGTATCAGCTTTCCTCCGCCCGTGCCTTCCCTGACAGGGACGAAGCTGCCGGCACCGCCGATGAACTGCGGACCGTTCCCGGAGTCCAGGTAGATATAGCCCTTCCTGACTTCCTTGGTCTCACAGAAGTCCTCGAAGACGAGCGGCTTGTGGCTGAATAGCGTCTTGAAGACGTACGGACGGGAGAACTGAACTCCCACGGCGGTCCACGTCGAAGGAACGCCTCCCTTGCCGACGTAGTCGGCATCGTTGATGAGGCAGAATTTGTCGTAGTGGGCCTCATACTCGAACTCGTAGCCGTAGTCCTCGCCGAACTTGGTTACGAATTCGATTATGGCAGAATCTCCCCCCGGGATTTTTATGGAATCCGTTTTGATATGGATCACCTGATAACCGCGAGATTGTACAGCGTTCTTCAAGGCAATCATGAACAGAGCGCCGCGTTTGGCGACGATGTTATCCTTGTTGCGGATATCCCGGAATGCGTTGTCGAAGCTAGCCGACGTCAGCCCGTAGACCGTGTTGATGACGATCTTCAGAGCATATGCGAGAGCGTCAGCGTCCTCTTCCGAGGAAAGATAGGGAGCAAGAGCACCACCGAGCAGCCGTCGCGCTCGATCGTAATCTCTCCGCTTGATAGCAATCCGAGCTGCTTTGAGATCCGCGAAATTCTTCGTGTAAGGTCCGAACAGGTCGAGCAGTTCGATGGAGGTTGGATGCATCGAGGCGACATCCAGAACCGCCACGTCTTGGTACATCCCGGGTTCAGAATATACGTACCCTCCTTCACCGACTACCTCCCCCTTGTAGGTGCTCTTCCCGAAGTCGTAGACGTAGCCAGGGAACAGCTGTGACAGATCCGTGTAGACGAAGTCAGCTTGTGGCTGCTTGACGTCCCCGAATATGATCCTCGCGGTGTGGTTGTAGGTCGTTTGGTTGACGGGCAGGCCGCTGAGCGCAGACAGCATCTGACGGGCTGCGAAATCCTGTCGCCGGGCGTTGAAGACTGCTTCCTCGGTCCTGACGTCGTTCTCGCAGTAGTCCAGAACCTGCGGCCAGAGTTCTTCTGGCACTGGCTCATCCCAGGGCAGGCCTAGTTCCTTGTGGTTGAGGCCAAGATCGATCTGGAACTTCTTCAACGTCGCCTTGACGCTGGAGATGTCCAGGATATCGGCATACGAAAGACTGTAGGCCGCCCCGAACATTGCGTTCTGATCGCCGCGTGTGATGATCCGCTGGCTGAGCTTGAAGAGCTCCTCGTTGCTGTAGCCCATGACGCCACGAGCGTAGAGGATGTGGTTGTCGTACCGGCGGTTATTGAACCCGACGAGACGCCTCTTCAAGAGCTCCTCAACGTCCGAAGACGACGGGTTGAGCATCCTGTAGACGGTGTCGACGTCCTCGACCTTCCAGCAGACGACGAAGAGATTAGGGAAGACCTCGACGTCGTAGAAGACCAGCCTCGTGTCCTCGGGTTCGGGGCCAGCTTCGATCTCCGCCTCCGAGGAAAACTTCATGTCGTTCACCCTGGCGATGCAGTACTCGGCCTGATTGGACGAGCTGAGAGCGAAGACCAGGATCCTCTGCTTCATATCGCTCACGTCGTACGGCATCCCGGAAGCGTAGGCCTCCTCAAGGATGTGATGGATGAAGTCGATGCTCGGCTTGGTGTAAGGGTGCACCTCCTTGTTGAGACCCTTCAGGATCTGTGACCTGAGATGCCTCTCATCTTGCGTAGTTCTTGGGTTGAGCACTTTCTTCTTCTCCTTAAGAGGAAGCCCGTCGAACATCTCCTCCACAGGGATGTTGTTGCAAGTCGACAGCCGCCGGCGAAGGGAAGAATCGCCGGGGTATGTCTTGACCTCAATCCCAGGTCCGTACTCTCTGGCAAGTGTTTCGACATCCCCCACATAGATATAATGCAGGTGGATGCCTCTTCCGCTCATACTGTATTCAGAGTAGGTGGGCTTGAGTTCGCTTGCTGCTTCCAGGTTCAGTTCCGCGCTTTTCTGACCATCATCTCCCCTCAAGTCGAAGTCGATGACGATATGATTCTCCGGCACCTTGACGTAATGCAGTCTCGTTGTATCGAGATCTCTGAGTTTCGTCTTGACGTTTTCCCACTTCTTGGGTGGCTTTCCGTCTTCGTCAGCATACTGTGCCGGCATGTCAGCAAGAAGTTCGTCGAGAAGAGAGGTCGTCTCATCCATGACAAGCGAAGGGGGTGGCTTTACGAAGGCTTGGGTATTCCCGAGACTTCTTAGCCTGAATCCTGAGTGCCAGCGCCGGACATCGTGTCCTCGAACGAAGGCACGAAGCTCGAACTTCGTATAGCACTTCTTGAGCTCCAGTTCGAAAGTAGTCCTATCGAGACGTTTGGGGTAGTTGCCCGCCTCGAACCACTGATTGTAGAGGTTGTATGCCTCTGTGGTAGTGACTCCTTCCTTTCCCAGGAAGTAATCGTCATGCTCCGACATGAACATCCGGAACTGGTTCGTGTGGACCTGCATGAATTCAGGCTTGTAAGCATCGTACCGGTGCGGGCCAGCTTCTCTGTACACTTCCCGGCAGTGATATGCGATCGCCCCTATTTCGAAACGGATCCGTCCGGTTATGATGTCGAAGTCGTCAAGTTCGTTTCCGTTCGTATAGGCATCGATCAGACGCCTGTTCAATCCGGAATTGTTAGTGATCTCGATAAGATCGTTGGTTCCAAGGAACAGGAAGGTATGAACCTCGATTTGGACTTCGTCTCGGTACTTCGCTTCAAGGCCTTGTGCCTCGCGGGCGACGATCGTGTTAAGGACTGTGTTGTCCTGGACATCCCGCAAGCTTCCGTCGTACTGAATGGCAACTTTTGGGTTGTTCCTGAATACGGAAGCCGCGAAGTTCCTCTGGTTAGAGGCGAGTTTCTTGGCATTGAACGGAACCCAGTATCCGTAGAAGAGCTGCGCCAGGATATCCAGGAACGTTCCCTTGCCCGTTCCAGGCTCTCCGTAGATGGAGACGAACTTCTGGATCTTGTCCTGATCTCCTGCGAGAATAGCTCCCACAGCCCATTCGAGCTTGTGCCGCTCGATTGGATCGTAGCAGCAGCTTATGAACTTTTCGTAATACTCTATCGAGCCTTCTTTGATGTCGTAAGGAAGCCTGACGGAGCTGTAATCTTCTTTCCTCGGAGGATCGCTCGCGAAGACAAAGATCTGATTGAGAGTTGCCGGGGTGTCTGGACGGGTTTTGCAGTACTGCTCAAATGAGTACATCATGCGGTTCTCGGTGTTTACAAGGAGCTTGGGTATCGCGCTAAGCCTGTTGGCTTCGGTCCTGAGCTCATCGTCTACGATCTGGATAAGTTCGTCCAGGTCTTCGGACCAGCACCCAAGACGTTCGCTCCATATCGCTTTGAACTTCCCGTCCTTGATCATGATGTCCTTGGACTTCCTTCCGCGGAAGCCAGGATATACTACGGGTCCTTTCTTTGCATCGGGATCCAGAACGACATCGAAGAAATCCATCCACCCCTCCTCTCTAATACAGCTCGTTTTCCGTCATGTAAGCTGACATCTGATACCAGATCTCCGTACCTCTCTGATCTCTCTTCGGCTTCCTGAGGGGGAATATGCCACCGCGACCTGATCTTGTGTACTGCCGGTGATTGAGCTTGTTGACGATAGCAGTGACTTTCATGCCGGATCGCGGCGTCCAGTCACTGTCTGCGAACTTCCATAGATCCAGGTTCTCCAGGAAGATCTTGAACCATTGTCGCTGGCCGTACTCGACGATATAGTCAGCCCTCCGGGTAAGGGCTATCAGCATCTCCATCATCGAGCAGCCGCCAAGGCTCTGCAGCTGCGTGTAGTCCTCTACTTCTATCTCCTTGAGGGAGGATATGAACTCATCCCTCAGCTCCATCCCGTCACGAGCCCGGTTGTCATCGTTCGGAGTCGAGTCGTCGAACTTGACCTTGTGCAGGATGGCGCACACTTTCGTGTAGGAGAGAGGCGACGCCGGGTCGTAAATCTTGAGGACCTGGTCGTACAACCAGTAGAAGTAGAGATCCATGATGTCCGCGGGCGGCTTACCCACCTGGTTTTCCGTACCCGAGAACTGTCTCCGAGAAGCTTGCCTCCTTCAAGATGATCTCCATGTCAAGCGTCATCCGCTCGTTGCGGATATAGACGATGCTGGGATCCTCGGACAGCTCTCCGAACTTGAGGAAGAAGTTCTCGCCGGCAATCGAGATGTCATTCAGTGGACTGTCCCGCTCGTCGGTCAGGACACCGTCTCCGGAATACCAGGTCAAGGTGACCTTACTGAACTCTAGGCCCTCTTCGAGGTGTTCGTCCCGGCTGACGACGTAGGGGACGAGAGTGTCTCGTAGGACACCGCTCTGTAGGACAGGGCCTTCGTCGCTCCCGTCCTCCTCGTCTGGACCGATGTCGTCGTCATCCACCTCGTCGCGTTCGCTCTGTACAAATCCGAGGGAGAGGCTGGGGAGGTCTCCCTTGTTTGCGGCGAGCAGGGCGCGCTCAGCATCTGTGAGGGCGCGGATGTTTTCGGGATCGACTCGGATTCCCAGGGCGGCCGAGACCCTGGCCGTGTCGGCGTTATCACCGTCACCGGCAGACGAGGCTGCAGCTTTATCCGCGTAGTAGGACTTGACTCCGGCGACTTCCTTGGCGATCTGCTTGTCAAGCGTGCGCCGGGTGAGGAGCCATCCAGATACGGCCCCGACGCCAAGGCCAAGAACAGCACCAAGTAGAACACTAGCCCCATCGATTCTCGCTCCTTTGATGTTGATCATATTGCGATCGGACCGTCCACGTTGAAGTCGAGGAAGATGGACGGAACTTCCCCGTTGATGAAGTCGCGGTTACGCTCCTCGTCCGCGTACAGGCCGAAGTCGACGTATCCGTCGCCGTCGCCGTCGTTCCTCCAGCCGACGACCTGGCCGGCCTGGGTCCAGTCGAAGCCGAGCATGTCGTAGACCTCGTTCAGGAACAGGAAGCCCTTGGCGTTTAGCATGTCGTTCGCGCTGCGCTCGAAGACCCGGAGCTGCATCATGTTCCACTCGGGGGTCTTGCTCCAGTGGATGTTGAACTGGTCGTAGAAGCGGCCATACTGAGACGGCCTGTCCGCGTCCTTGTCGATCTCGTAGACCGGTTCCTCGCTCTCGACCTGGTCGACTGCCCGCATCACAGGCCGGCGGTAGAGCTCACGCTCCTTCTCCTCGCCGATCTCCTCGCGGACACGCTGCCTGTAAGCCTTGAAGCCGGCGTCCAGAGCGGTATACGCGGCAACCAGGGCCGTTTGCTTGCGCTGCATCAGGCCGTGGGCAGATATGACGCAGATAACGCTCATGCCGCCAGCGGCGATGGCCGGGGAGAAGATCTTGGCGATCTCCAGGCCCCTGTGGACGTACAGCCGGCCGATCTCCTGCTGCTTGTCCCGTTTGGTGTATTCCTTGGTGACCTCCTTGCTGGTGATGATGTGCGCGTCGGCCCTCAGCTCCTCCAAGGGCTTCTGGGCCTTGAGGACGGCCTTGCCGACGAGGTAGGTGGTGGCACCGAAGCCGACGACGCCGATTCCGGTGAGGATCTCCGGGCCGTGCTTCTTCAAGAAGAGCTCGGTTTGCCCGGCGAATCGCTTGGCGATTGCTTCCATACTCATTTCGTTTCTCCTGTTGCGGTTGGTGCTTGGTCTGGTTAGTCGATGACGTGAAGGCGCGGCAGGCTGATAAGATAGCCTCCGCGAGTGTGACGGACAATGGCGGACCTGAGATCGTTCCAGCCGTACTTCTCGGTTGTGAAGGGACTTGAGATCCCGCAGAGATCGTAGAAGTCAGCCACGGTAGCCACTCCATAGACGCTGACGAGCTCTCTCATGCCATCCAGGACGTCCTCAGCCTCTCCTCTTGTCTCGAGGATGACATCCTCAAAGCCCTGGTTGATGCGGTCCCGCGGTGAGGAGACCACAGTTGTCGATCTCCCGGTGGCGATGCGCTGGTAATTGGTGACGATTCCGCCGCCAGGACGGTCGTTCCTTGTCCGGATACCGGTCGCTCCGTACAAGGCTCTGGCGCTTCCCTGGGTAATGGCCTCGTAGAGCATGTTCTTGGCCGCCGGGATCAGCACATCGATCAAGATGTAGTACGCGATTCCCTGGCCATCATCCTCGACGGCCATGGCTTCCCCGGCTCGCTGCCACCACTTGCGTTTCCTGGTAACAACATTGCCCTCGATGACCTTCTCGACCCTCTTCGGAGGCGGCTTTTCCTCCTTCTCGGCCTTCTGGGCGGCCTTTAGCTTGTGCGAATTCGCAGGATAATCGACTGGGACGTTCTTCTGCCGGCCGCCTCCCATGTCGACTATCATCTCTTCGGACATGACTGCCTCTCGGTAGTAAAACTGAGACCGCTTGTTGGCGGTCTCTGAAGGGGGGCGTATTTCCCTTCGTTATAGGGCGTGTTAATCCTGCGACTAGGCCGAGGGCGGCGGGGTCTCCGGGTCTTGCCGCGTCCGTATCGACTGCATCTGCTTGTCGTAGGCCGCAAGGACCTCTTCGCGGGTCATGCCCTCTTGCACGGGAAGAGCGACCAGCGGCTTAGCCTGGTCGGCCGGAGGACGCCTGAACGCGACAGGGATGTTCTCGCGGGCAATCTCCTCCTGAGTGACTCGCACGAGCCCTTCCGGGAGCGTGATGGTCCCGCCGGTGATCAGCCTGTTCTCTGCCGGCAGCGGAATATCCACCGTCACGCCCCTCTTGCCGGCTTTCGCTGCTTCCATCTTCGCCTCGTCCAGCATCCCCTTGGGGAATATGCCGGTGACGAAGTTGAGAGCCACTTGCTCGCTCGACTCGAGCAGGTCGATGAGCGCGTCGAAGGCCGGCCCGCTCATGAACCGCCTGGTGGCCTCTTCGTCTTTCTCGAACCGGCCGTCGTCGGTCTTGGCCCCGTACGAAGCCTGCACGAGGTTCTTGAAGGCATCGTAGGCGACTTCGCCGTCCTCGGTGGTCATGAGGTTCGTGAGCTGCTGCTTGAGCCCGCCCTCTCCGTTCAGGAGGTCCATCGCCTGATGCTTGTAGAGATGGAAATACAGGTCCTCGGTGCAGACCCTCTCGTTGAGGTCCTCGTACTTGACGGTGATCGTGATCATTCTTCGTTCTCCTCAAGTGCTTTCTTGATGGTGTCGGTTAGCTCGTTGCCGATCCTTACAGCTTCCGCCCAGGGATCCCCGGCGGCCGCGAGCTTCTTGTGTACCGAGGTTACTGCTGACGCGAGGAGATAAGGGAGGACGATCCAGAATATCCACAGCAGGACCGCCCTCACCCTCTCAGAAACACTTGCCGAAATCCGCCCGCGGATTGTTGATGTAGCTGAAGGCGAGAGCTGGGATTCCGTCTGGGTGGAGGTGGGACGTGATAGCGAGCTTGACCCGGTTATCCATGTTCCAGCCGACCACCTCGCCCTCTTCCGTGTGCTCGAGGTTGAGCTCGTCGTAGAACTCGTTGAGGCTGGCGTACATGTCGTTGCCGATCCGGAAGTTGATCTCGACCTCGGCGTGACGGATCTTGTCAGCATCGGAACGAAAGTAGCGCCCTGTCCAAGCCTCGAAGCAGAGCACGTCACTCCCCGATGAGAGGATGATCTCCTTACTTGGAGAGCCGGCCTTCTCGATCTGGGCCGCGGCGACCTTCTCCTGGATCGCCTCTTCCTTCTTCGGACCCAGCTCCTCGAGTACCTTGTCCTTGTACTCGCGGAACGTGTTGTCTGCAAGTGCGTAGGCCGCCACGAGGGCCGCGTTGCGGTTGGTCTCGATCTTGTTCGAGGCGACGATGCAGGCGATCGTGATGGCGCCGGTGACGCCAGCCGGAATATAGAACTTCCAGGTCGCCTTGAAGATCTCCATGGGCGGTAGCTTGGTGCTGCGCGCCGTGTCCTGATCCTTGAGGAGCGGGCCGGCCTCTGCGGCCTTCTCGTCCTTGACGTTGCTGATGGCCTTGACGGCCTTGGGCGTTCCCCTGACTGCGAGGATCGCGGTGGTGACTACGCCGGCGATCGCGACGCCGGACAGTATTGCTGGCGAGTTTCGCTTGGCGAATTCGCTGATGTCACTCGCGAACGATGACATGTCCATCTTTCCTCCTTCGAGAGAAGAAGAGAGCGCGTGTTGCGCTCTCTGCCAGCTAGTTGCTGGTCTTCTTGGGCTTGGTAATGGCCTCGGTGACCTTCTGGTTGATGATCGTCGTGAGGACGTTCGTGCCGACCGTGACGGCGATGGTGACGGCTGCGGTTGCTACGGCAGCGGTGACCTTGCGGTTACGGCTCGGCTCGACGGTCTCTTCGACGGTCTCGCTCTGGGGGGTCTGGTTCTCGGGCATTGTGTTCTCCTAGAATTCGGCTTCTGGCTTCATTATAGGCCTTGTTATTCTTGCGAGGTCATACCGCCACAGTCCTCCATTCGTGATAGACGCACTTGAAACGCTGCTCCAGCGTGTCTCCAGGACGCATCCTCGCTATGGCGTCTTCCTTGTCGCTGGTCTCGGCCCAGATCTCACCCTCCATGTCGATCACGCGCCACCATTCGGTGGGTTCCCAGTCCTTTTCGTTCATGGTTTGCTCTTCGGGAACTTGGGTGGGTCGAGGTCCTTGGTGACCCACTCGAACTCGAACTCGTGCATGATCTGCGCGCTGACGCTATCCGGCGAAAGCTCAATGAAACGCTCAAGCATCCGCTGCGCGATGGCGATCTGCCGCTCCCGCTTGTTGTACGCGTTGAGCACGATCTTGCCGGCGATGTTGGTGACCACGAGAGCCGTAATGCTGAGGACGTTCGTGGCCTTGAGGATATCGATCTTGTCCTTGTCCGAGAGGCTCATGAGCACACCTCCGTGACGTAGTCGGTGTAGACCTGCAAGGTGGTCTCGTCCTTGCCCTTGTCGTGCGTGACGACGAAGAACGTGGGCCCGGGGAAGGTGATCCAGAGGACGACGCTCCAGATGTTCTCCTGGACGACGTTCCTCCACATGAGGATCCGGACGTCCCTGACGTCAACGGGATCCCTTTCCAGCTCCTTGCAGTGGTCGTTGTAGTACTCCGCGGCCAGGCGCTTGGCCTTGGTCTGGGGAGCTTCGCGCTTGGGCTTCCGCTGCTCGTTGACGTCCATCAGTTCTCAGCCTCCATGTGGTTCTTGAGGTCCATCAGGGGATCGTCGCCGTCGAAGACGACTCCGCAGAAGCAGACGACCTCGGACGGCGGCATGTCTGTCATCTTGACAAGGAAGTGCTTCTGCTCCTTGCCTTCCTGGTTCGGGTCGTTGATGACGAGGTTCGGGTCGTTGTGCAGGTTCTGCACGTGCTCTCCCGGGATCATCGCGGATACGGGCTTGCCGTAGCTTGCGAGGAATTCCTCCTGGAGACCGGTGGCGATCTCATGCGAGATGATCCACATGACGCCGGTCGCTCCCTGCTCGGGATGCCTAGCATCGACGTAGGCGATGGACAGGACGGCTTTGCGCTCTTCGGTGGGCACGTTACTCGCCTTTCTTTTCGGTGGGGTATAGCTCCATCGGGAAAAATGCCTTCGCGAAAGCAGGCAGCTTAATCTCCGGGAGTATGGACGGCATGTGTTTCCAGGGGCAGTCACAAGGAACCAGAACGATCCGGCCTTCTTGCACGACCCCGTGAAGGTCGTCTCCTATTTGCAGGTGCATGATGTCTCCTTAAGGTGGAAAAACTAAGAGGGCTTGATCTCCTCTTAGTCTTTTTCTTGCACGGTCAGGCGGCCTTGCGGTTCCTGGCGGTCAGCACGACGAGGCGGCCGATGCCGAGGATGATGTCGACGATCGCCCAGAAGACGATGACGATCCCGACGCCGATCGCGGTACCAGCGCTGGCGGCCTGGTTGAGGCCGGCGCGGTAGTGGACCAGGCAATCGGCCTGGCTCTTGAACAGGCCCTGCCAGGCGCCGTGCAGGCAGCCGGCGTTGACGTCGGCGGTGCTGGCGCCGGTGTGGCTCATGATGCCGCTGACCACCCAGGCCACGAACAGGACCTGGATCGCAAGGAAGAACCACATGAAAACGCGGCGGGGCTTGCGGGTGTTGGGGGCGTCGGTGGCGGGCTGGGCGGTGATGTCGATGGTGCTCATGATGAATTCCTTAGGGTTGTTTTGGGTTGATGGAAGCTGATGAAGGGCGCACTTCGCGGCGGTTCCTGGGGGTGTTGTGGAGTTCGGAACAAAGCGGCGAAGACTTGTCGTTTAAGCCCGAGCATGAATGCTGGGCCCCTGGGTGGTTACTGCGGGTTAGCGGATGCCGACGATGTTGCCGTCGCGCTGGAGCTGGCCGTCAGCGTTCCAGGAGCTGTCCTCCCAGTGCTGGCTCCAGGTGGTCACCTTGACGATGGTGCGCTTGCCGTTGACGAGCTTCACCACGTACTTGGTGTGGGGGACGGCCTTGTAGTTGTAGTCGTAGGCGCCCTCGTTCACGCCCTGGAAGGTGGTTCCGGCCGGGAAGGCGTTCTCCACCCATGTGCTGGACGGGTACAGCGAGTTCAGGTGCTCGCCGCGGAGCTGCTGCGGGACCAGGCCGTTGTGGGCCTTCTGGCTCGCGTAGAACATGCCCCAGTAGCCGACGCCCGTCATGGGACCGGACACCTGAGTCGCCCGCAGATGCTTGCCGAGGTTGTGACCGCCCTGGTTCGGGGTGAACGCGCCGGGGATGTCCTTGAACGTCCCGGCGTCCTGGATGGAGCCGTTGTACATGAACATGCCGAGGTACGGCGTCAGCGACGGGTTGGCCGCGACCATGCCCGGCGTGACCTTGCCCAGGAAGTTCAGGTGCAGGGTGCGGGTCATCGTGTCGTGCGCCCAGGGACCGTTGCCTCCGCCGTCCAGGCGGTTGACGATCTTGGTCTGAGCGGTCAGCGGGTGATGGGTCGCTGCGCTCGCGGAGGTTGCCGCGAGGCTCAGCGGGATCCCGGCTGCCATGATTCCGGTGGCAGCCCAGCCGAGGATCCGGGTTGACTTACGCATGGGGTTTCCTTCCCACTAAAAGAAAGAGACCGCGGGATTGCGGTCTCTGTGTGAGATCTGGGCATATTCAGATCTCTCTTCATTATAGGGCATGTTTTTCTTGCGAGGGCAGAAAAACCTTGAGCCCCTGTTAGGGGGCTCGTTGGTCAGTTGGTTTCACTTTCCTTGGAAACTGCGAGGTAGCTTCCGTCGGCGAGCTGGTACACCGCGCGACCCTGGAAGTTCTGCTCACGGGTCCATTCGTTGACCTTCTGCTGCTGCTTGGCCTCTTCATTGACTGCGTAAACAGTCACTGCTGAGGTAGCGGCAACGAAGGCAACGATGGCCCCGATCGTGAATGCTTCTTCATGGTCGGCGACGAACTGCTTGGCCTTACGGTAGGCGTTCTTCATTGTTTCTCCTTAGTTATTGTGGCTTCATTATAGGGCATGTATTTCTTGCGAGAGAAAAAGCTTGAGCCCCTGTTACGGGGCTCTCGCTGGCCTACTTGGTGTTCTTGACTCGGCGGTTCACCTCTTTCCTCCAAGTGCGTGAGTTGTTGGCCTCCACGGCAACCTGCGCGATCTTCGCAACCGCTGTGATGGCGGCGGCGCTGATCCCGATGACTGCCATGGGGTTCTCGTCCCATGCTTGCTTGATCTTGTCTTTGGCGTTCTGTACCTTGGTCATTGTAATCTCCTAAGTATTGGCTTCATTATAGTGCTTGTAATTTCTGCGATCTGAAAAAATTAAGGTCAGAAAAACAGAAACCCTGTGCAGCGGTTGGGCTGCACAAGGTCTGTCTTAAGCTGAGTTGGTCGGCTATTGTACTTTATTCCGTCCGATCAGGCCGAATGCTCGGCTGGTGATGACTCCGTTCTTCTCGAATCCCAGGATCATGGCGATCGCGATGATGTTTCCTGCGATAGCAACTATGGTCTCTGGCGACACTCGTGAGGGCTTCGGCTCTACGGCCTTGGCTTCCATGAGTGTCTTCAGGTTTGTAGCTGCTGTCGTGTAGACTTCATCTCCGACGTCATATCCTGACATCTCCGAGATCAACGTTTCAATCACCGGGTCGATGACACTTGGCTTCTCTTCGGGCTTGAATGGGTTGTACACGGTTGGTTTCCTTTCTCTGGCTTCATTATAGTGCTTGTTTATCTCGCGAAGCCAGAGTCAGAACGTTTCCTGCTTGACATTCAGCCGGATCTGGTTCTTGCCAGGAATGTCATCCAGCGGTGTTGCTATGTCCAGTTGATACCTCCCAGCCCTATCCGGGTCCACAAGAAGGTCTCCGTCCGTAGGCGGCGTATACTTGCCTGTGGAGATCTTCAGGATGACGCCGAGGAACGTGTCGACCGCTATGATCGATCCGAGAACCTCCTCGGCATACGGGATGTGCCAGATGGTAGCTATGGTGAAATATAGCGTACCGAGAGCCGGCAGGTAGATCTGCGCCCAGTTCTTGAGCGTGTCGTAGTGACGTTGAATCATGTTGTTCCTAGCCGAGTGTTTTCCACACGCCTCCGGTACGAATATAAGGAATGGCCTGGTGCCACTTCCCTCCGGAACGGACGTACGGAATAGCCACTCTCCAGACGCCTCCCACTCGGATATAAACTCCGCCAGGCATCGTGATTGTTGATGAAGCAGACGGATTGGAATACCCGTCATCATTGAGTGCGTAGATGGCGAACGTGAAAGCCCTACCAGGAATGAGGCTGATTACGTTCCTGCTGCGGTTGTTGGCGGAACTGTCGTAATGCGCTCCTGTCATGGTGGCGGCGTTCCACCGTCTCATCAGATATGACTTGATCGGCTTCCCGCCAGTGCTTCCTGAGAGGGCCCAGGTGACCGTAACTGATGTCGGCGTGATGTTCGAGAACGTCGGCTTACCTGGAGGAGACGGTTTCGCCATGTCGCCTCAGAGGATCTTGAAGTAGAGGTTGCCGTCGATCGCACCGCCGACGCTGTCGGAAGGCGCTGCCGTTCCCGAGCGGATGTTCAGGTTCGTCCGGGCTCCCTTAGCATCCGTTGCACCGGTGCCGCCGGCGTTGACGGGCTGAATGGCCGGACTGAGGGCCTTGACCTGAGCCACGAAATCCCTCGTCCGGTTGATCTCGGTAGCGCCGTCCTTGACGAGCCCAGCCGATCCGGTATTCGGCACGAGGGGATAGCCCGCCTTGAGGGCGTCGTCTCCAATAGCCATGCTTTCTCCTATGCTTCGTCCCAGTTCTGATCGCTTGCGACGTCGGCCCAGTGCTCTCCGATCGGACGAGCGCGCCAGGTTCCTGGCAGGATGACGTCTTTCAGAGTCAGCGTCGGATATGAGAGTTCGCCACTGCCGTCAGACACGAAGATCTGCTCCGTGACGATCAGCTGGTTGATGAACCCCTCAGGACTCTGCTCCTCAACAAGATCGCCGAGAGAGTAGTCGATCTCATACACGTACGGCTGATACTGCGTCACTTCTCCGTCGTAAGCGTAGACAGCCGTGTTCTTGCCAAGCTCAGTCTTCCCTCGCTGCGTGAGAGCAGTGGTCAGGCCGGCGCCTAGCGGAAGATCGATGTCCTGTGCGTTGACCATGAGGACCCTGCGAGCGGCTCCTGAAACCGTAGCGTCAAAACCAGTCGCGTACACCTTCACCGCGTCGAGCTTGCCGAAGACGTAGGCCACGCTCTTCTGGTTCGCGATGGACTTCACGGTAGCCGTCTTGGAGATCGTCTCCATCTGCGGAGCGAACAGGACAGCACCCCTCACGGACTGCATGGTCGTCCGGTCGTTGCCCATGTAGACCTCGAAATATACATGCCCTGTGTCGCCGTCCCTGATGAGCCGGAACCCGACAGGCCATGTCGTGGCGACACTAACGAGGTTGTTGTAAAGGCTATCCGGATCGAAGTCCAGCGTGACAGTGTCAGCCGGCTCCGGGATGGACCCTACCGGCAGAAGCCGTCCTGAGGTGTAGAACGGTATCCCGTCGTTCGCATCCAAGGCATGAGTCACGCAAACAGTGTTAAACATGGTTCGCATGATGTCAGCTGGATGTCCTGTGAGAGTCCACTTGGGCTTGGCTGTCAGGTCGTCGACCGCGGAATATGCCACCCTGTCCTCAAGGATGGCTTCCATCGACCGGCCGGTGACAGTGAGCTTCTTGATACCGTCCAAGGCGATTTCGTCCACGACGCTCTCAACCGTCATCGTACGGTACGAGCCAGTCATGCCGATCCGGATGCCAGGCTGCAGGAGGCTTCTATTGCCCTGATCAGAGTTGGTCAGGATCTCGAAGTCACCCCAGGCAGCATACCTCTCGGTCCAGACGAACGACTCGAACCCTTCAATGACCTCGGCTCTCCGGAGGCTATCGTCAAGAGTGAACCACTCCATTCAGAAACCTCCGTATTTGACTATGTACCGGACCGTGTAAGGCGTGGGAGCTCCGTTGAAATATACGGTGAACTGGTTCGTACCTTGCTGAAGAGCGACCCAGCTCGACGTCTTGTCGAGAAGATAGAGACCTGAGACATCTACTCCGGATCTCCTGATCGCTACCCTCTTGCTACCGGGATTGGTATCGATCGTGAGCTGGTCGCCGACTACGAAGTTCCCGGCCACACGGGTCTGCATGGTGATTCCGTCAGGCCTGGTGTTGACGATCCTGACTTCTCCGGAAACAACCGGGACCGTGATGTCAAGCGTGATCCCGGTATCTGTCGTCCCCGGATAGTCGATCATCGTCGTATCGCCGTCGATCGATGAAGTGCTCTGGAGAACCGTCGTGTCCGGAGCATAGAGATCGGGGTCGTAGCACATCAAGGAGACGTTGATCTCCGGATCGGAAGTGAACATGTTATTGTCCACGTTCTCTACGACAGCGACAGTCCTTGCGAATACCCCACCAGGTCTGTCGTAGAGGCTGAAAGTGATGATTCCCTTCGGCATCAGATATGCGTAGAGATTGTCCCTGAGTCCGGCCACGTCATTCGTGACGTAGTCCGACTCAAGCCCGATCGTCATCGTGATGTTCCTGGGCTCCCGCCGGGCGTTCTGGAATATGGCCCCGTCCATGGTGGCGAGAGTTGATGACGACAAGGTTGCCTTGACAGGGTCTAGCCCCTGGATTTCCTTCACGACATACCCAGCCGTGGCATCCGTCAGGGGAAGATACAGAGTCCCGCGAGGACCGTCGATGGTCACCATCGTAAGCATTACGGCAGGGCTCCCTTCACCTGAGACAGCTGGTTCTTGGTCTGACGGTAGATCTCAGCGCTGGAGAGCGCCACCGGAGAGGTGTTCGTCTGGTGGAACGTGACGTTTGTCCCTCCAGCGACGATGGTCGAGCCGGCAGCTGCGGAGGCTGCTGCCTGACTGAGATCGGATATGGTGGCCGCGGCTGTTGTCGCTACCGTTGGAGACAAGCCGGCCTGAGTCATGGCAGCAAGGTCGTCGAAACCCCTCTGAGCCTGCGACAAGTCGATCACCGGAGTGATCGTCGGGTTCAGGTCCACCATGTCGTTCGCCATCGCCACAGAATTCTCCAGCGCCTTGAGCAGTATCGCACCAGTGTCTTCCGTAGCCTTGATGAGATCGCTGTGGTGATCGGTCATACCGAACATCAGACCCTCGATGATGCCGATACCCATCGCGTACGTGTAGTGCGAAGGCGAGAAGAACTTGATCGCCTTGCCCAGGGCGGATATGACCGACGAACCGATGCTGGCAGCCTTGCTGATGACCGCCCCGGCCTTGCTGGCCAGTCCGCCGGTCATACCGTCGATGATCGCTCCGGCAAGGTTCGCACCCGCAGCCTGCATAGCACCGCTGGATCCGCGGATCTGGCTCGCAAGGGTGTTGACGAAGTTGATGATCATGCGAATAGCGGCCGAAGTGATCCTGCCGGCCTGAGCACCCACGGCGTTGATGAACGCTATGACCACGTTCCCGCCGGCCTGGGCGATTCTCGGGATATTCCGTGCTATGCCGTTCAGGAATGCGACGATGATATCGCTGCCCTTCTGAACGAACTGAGGCATCCTTGCCGCTATCGCGGTCAGCAATGCCATCACAAGCCGGATCATGGTGTTCACGATCCTTGGCGTGTTGTTCGCGATCAGGTTCAGCATCGTCGTCAGGATCGCCTGGACAGCCTTCCCCACAAGCGGAACGACCTTGATGATCGCTTGCAGGATCGACGTCAGGATCGTCGTGAACGCCGCTGTGATAGCCGCTCCGCCCTTGCTGATAGCCTGGGCGAACATCACGATCCCTTGCCCGATCTTCTGCAGCGCAAACGGGATCAGGTTCAGGATGCTTGTCACGAACGAGACGATTGCTGCACCGGCCGTCAGGACTGCTACGCCGATTGCCGTGAGGCCTGCGCCTATCGCCACTACCCCCGCGCCAAGGAGGAACATCCCCGCACCGAATAGGGCCATGGCGGCCGCCAGGCCGATCAGTACGAGCGTGACAGGTGCCAGGAGGTAGCCGGCAGCGCCAAATATGACGAACGCGCCAGCCAGGGCGACAAAGCCCTTGATGATCGTTCCCCAGCTGAGAGACCCCAGTGTTATCAGGACGGGTACCAGGATCATCAGGGCGGCGGATATGACGAGCAGAGCGGCCGCACCCGGCAGAGCTCCCGCCATTGCGATCATGGCGGCTGCAAGGATGACCAGTGCGCCGGCCAAGACGACCATGGACTTGCCGATAGCTCCCCAGGACATACCGCCCATGGAAGCCAGGGCCTTGGACAAGATCGTCAGGGCGACAGACACCACCAGAAGCCCGGCTGCCGCTACCAGCATGTCAGGCATGAGCCGCATGGCAACAGCGATGATGATCAACGCTCCGGCCAGCTCCAGGAGAGCCTTGCCGATAGCCGCCATCGGCTGAGAGCCCATGATCTTCAGGGCAATAGCCATCGCGTTCAGGGCGACTGCGATCAGGAGCAGCGAAGCCGCGGTCTCGATGATCTGCTTGCCGCCGAACTTGTTGAAGGCAGCCATCACCAGCAAGAGCGCAGCGATAGTGCCTACGCCCTTGGCAAGAGATCCGATGTTCATCCGCCCCAGGATCGCCACAGCACCCGCCAGGATGTTGATAGCAACGGCCATCAGGATCATCGCCGCAGCGGCAGATATGAGGCCTCTGGAGTTCGAGGACATCACCTTGACGGCTGCCACGAGGATGACCATCATCGCCGCGACTGTCACGATGCCCTTGGCGATCCCGTTCCAGTCAATGGTCGACAGGAGCTTCATGGCTCCGGCCAATATGACGATCGCGCCGGCCATCAGGACCATGCTCGCCGCGGCAGCTCCGACCCCGAATATGTTGATCCCAGTCGAGATCTTGCCGAGGATGTTCATCGCGAAGAGCAGCTGACCGAACATGACGCCCAGAGCTGTCAGAGATTTGCTCAGGCCGCCAGGGTCGATCGTCGACAGCAGGAAGACCGATGCCGCCAAGACTCCGACAGCTATGGCGATCTTCTCAAGCGTGCCGGCCTTGATCTGGTCCTGCATGGCCTTGAGTGAATCAGTCAAGGTGGAGAATATCTTCTTGATCTGATCCATGAGTCCAAGGCCGCCACCGCCGCCAGAGAAGAGACCGGTGATCTTCTTGATGAACCCGCGGACGGCAAGAAGGATCCCGCCGAGAAGCCCCTGGTTGATCAGATTCGCGACATTGCTCAGGTCTCCGCTTCGAAGGGCGTTGACCAGGGCATCCTTGATTCCGCTGAATGCCGCAGCGACCCTCTTGGCGAACGGTTTCAGTGCAAGTAGGGCTCTGCCGGCCGCACTTGCGAGGTTGTCTATGCCGCTTACCAGGAAGCTGAGTACCTTGACGGGAGCAGCCAGTATGTTTCCTAGCCCGCCGAAGAACTTCTCTAGCCCACCGCCGTTCTCAAGGACGTGCCGGAACCCTGTGATGAGGCTGGCAATCTTGGCGACTAGGCCGAGAATTCCTCCGCCAACGCCGGTAGCCGCGGATATCAGCTTCCCGAAGACTGAGAATATGCCCTTGACGATGTCCACGCCGACCTTGATGGCGTCGAACAAGCCCTTGAATATGGTCTTGATGTTGTTCAGCGTCGACGAGCTGATCTTGATCCGGCCCATGAACTGCTCAAACGACTTGGACATCTCCACAAGTCGCTGAGCCGTCATCGGCGGGAAGACTTCCCGGAACGCTTCCTTGACCGGACTGAGGACCTGGCCGAGGAGACGCATGCCCGACGTGAGGCCGTTGATCACCGCTGTACGGCCGCCCAGCTTGTTCCACATGCCAAGGAGCGTAGCCAGGTGGTTGATCGGCGAAACAAATGCCTTCGACAGGGAATTGGTAACACCGGTCCAGAGCGTGGTGGCCTGGTCCATGTTGCCAAATATGTTATGGAAGACATCAGCCCACGCAGATCCCACAGCTTCCTTGAGCGTGGAGAACATCTGCGACATGGTGCGGACCTTGGTGGCAGCATCCTGAGCGGCCTGAGCCTGCTTCATGATGGCCTTGGTCTGCTCGTCAGTGTAGCCCATAGCCTTGAGCTGCGCCGCACTCAGGTCGCCTGTGAACGTGGCCAGCGTCTGGGTCATGATGTCAGAAGTAAGCCAGCCCTCTTGCAGGGAGTCCCTGAAGGAGCCGTTCTTCTTGATCATGGCGTCGACGTTGACACCGTGCACCTTGGCTGTCTGAATCAGGGCCTTCTGGAAAACCTTGCCGCCCATGCCGGCATTGACAACCGAGTTCCAGTCCATGAGCTTGACTGTGCCCGTGGCGATGGCCTGCGACAGCTGGTACATCGCTGTGCTGGCCTGCTGGGCGCTTGAGCCGGAGAGAGCCGCGAGGTTAGATATGCCCTTGATCGAGGACACCGACTTGTCCAGGGGTACGCCTGCGGCCGTGAAGAGGCCGATAGCGTGCGTCATGTCCTGGAAATTGTAAATCGTCTTGTCGGCGTAGAGGTTCAGCTGCTGAAGAGCGCCCTCGATCTTCTTCATTCCTGCGGCACCAGACAAGCCGGTGTTCGCCTGGATAACCGCGATCGTGTTCAGGCTCGCTTCATACTCGTGCAAGCCGTCTATGATCGGCGTGATCGTGAAACTCTTGACGAGGTTGCCGGCAGCCGATGCTACAGCTCCGCCGATTCGCATCAAAGCGCCAACGGCGATAGCGCTCATCGCATTGAACTTGGAGCTGATCTTGTCGACACCGTCAGCGATATGCGACAAGTCGACCTTCTTGCCAGCTGCATCGAGGTCAGAAAGACCCTTGGCGCCCTTGAGACTGCCAAGGCTGGACTTGAGCTTGTCGAGAGCTCCGATGACCGAGGCTACGCCGTTCAGGAACGAAGCGCCCTTGAAGGTCATCTCGACGATTCTCTGATCGACGCTAGCCACGAGTCACCACCCCCCACACTGCATCAGCGATTGCCTTGAATATAGGAGCCATGGCCGGGTTGATATAGTCCTCACCCTGGACATACCCGCCGGTACCAGTGCCATGACCATACTGAATTCCGGCAGCGACGTTGAATCCGCGGTTGACGTGCGTGTTGTTCCAGGTGATCTTCGGTCCGTCAGCCCGACGAACGATCGTGCAGTTCCACGAAGCCGAAGTCACACCGGTCCGAGCTGGAGTAGCAGCAGCAAGAGCGGATACACCAGCCCGGGCTCCTGAGTCGATAGCCCTGTACTGATCTCCGTTCGACATCGCCTTGAGCCACTTCTCGGTTTTGCCGGTATCCCCCCTGACGGTAATCTCGATCATGTGGCTCCTTAGGGAGAGACTTTCCTGACCCGCATAATGCTTGTGCCTAGCTGGCAGGTCGTGCCGTTGGTCGCGGAGCCCCACTTAAACGCGAAGTTACCTCCGGTGGCGCCAGTGGTCAAGTATCCGCCAGCTTTCCACCCGTTGGTTACGGCGCCGGCTGTGTTGGCACCGGTCGTCCAGGTGTAGGTATTGGTAATCTCGCCAGTGCCCGCTATGTTGCACGAAAGGCAATAAAATCCGCCAGTACCGGAAGGACATGTGAATTGCCACGTCATCGCGGCTGTGCCAGCATAGGAGAGTTCGAGGGATATATCGTACGTGCTGTTCGGATCCAGAGTCGTCTTCAGATCCGGATCGTCCAACAACGTCGAGGAAGTACGGTTCGTCGAGGCCGTCTTGATGATCGCCTGTGCGAAGTGCGGATCCGCCTTGATATCCGCCATCAGCTGCGCGATGGTCCGATTCGCCCAGGCGCCAGCCTTGTACTGGAGAATATCGCTGGTGGCCGGAGTGAGCCCCTCGATCGTACTGATATCGGTGCCCAGATCAGCCAGAATCTGGGCCATCGTCCGGTTGGTCCAGACACCGGCTCTGCTCTGGATCATGTCAAGATCAGCAGGAGCGAGGTTCGCAATCTCGGCCAGGCTCGGATCGACAGCGATGTTGCCTATGGGAAGCCTGGTGCCCTCCCGGGTTATGAGAACGATGGTTCCGTCGTCCTGGACCTCGCCGGTCTCGACAAGCGCGTTCGTAATCGCGTTGATAGCTTCCGCGGTCATCCCGACTACTGTGGCCATCGATCCTCCTTCTATTGCGAACTTACCTTGAACGTGCCGTCGGGGAATATGACCACAGTATCCGCGATGATCTGGAACGTCTCCGGACCGGTCATCGAAACCATGCTGTCCGGCCCTATGACCGTGAACGTGGTATCTCCGTTGTCGATGACTTGCATGAGGGCATTGGTCTCGAACAAGTCGATGAGATCCATCGGATCCGGAAGCAACGGATCGTTCTCATCGTTGCCGTAGATAACATCCTCAAGGGCAGCTATGGCCTCTGGTTGAGTATCGTCGACCGTTATCACGAGGTGTGCGGTAGGTTTCCCCCCGGGGATTTTTTCAGGTAGAGTCGTGAAAGGCCATTCAAAAGCAACCGGATTCGTTTTCTCTCCGATAGTCTCGTAATCGGCCTTGGTCGGAAGCGCCAGGACGTTGTAGACGATGTGGATCTGCTGATCAGTCCTGTAACTGAACCCGAAAGCCCGCCTTGGCTGACCTGTCGCCGACCCGAAGATCCCGATGTACGGTTCAAGCTCATCCGGATAGGTAAACGCGGATATGCTCCCGGAGAACGGTGCCGCTACGTTTCGCTCCCTGTACTTGACTCCGTCGAAATATCGAGGATCCTTCGTGGAGTCTGAGACCTCGGTGACGGATATGAGCCCGTTCCAGGCAACGCCAGGATCATCTCCGGGGAACAGGACTCCGTGACTGACCCCTGAGGTAAATATGCGATCCGAAGGGTCATCCCAGATTATCCTCATACTCCGCTCCCTATCTCCAACTCTATCAGGAGACCGAGTTCCGCTGCAGTCGGCATCCGCGGATCAGTGGTAGCCGTCCCGTAGAGAATATCCTCGAGGGACGCGATGTCAGCCGGATCGTACTCCGCAGTGTTGATAATGAAGTGCGACGTCGGCTTGGGCCACACTCCATAGAGGGGCTCGGTGGTAATCGACCATGTGCGAGGCTTCACGTTGGGCTTCTCGGCAATGGTCTCGTTCACGAACTCCGGGCTCTTGGCGGTGACGTTGTAGACGATATGAATCTGGTAGGCCCCGTAAAGCCCTCTGACATCATCGCCTATGAGTGTCCGGTAGGAGAACCCGAACTTCTTCCTGATTTGATCACAGGCAAATAGCCCCGGAGCCAAATTCAGGATTCCGACACAGGGATCGAATGCCTTGGGGAAGGAAAATGCCTCGATCGTCGCCGAGTACTCCTCGAGGGAGACCAGGTTGATGATCTTGTCTCCGTCGAGATAGACCTCCTTGGAAGTCCCGCCGACAGGAGCTTCGGAGATCTTGGTGAGACCGTTCCAGACAACTCCGGGATCGGAACCGACATAGAGCATTCCGTGATCTATTCCGGTCTGGAAAGTCCGAGCGCCTACTGCATCCCATTCGGCTCTGGGCACGTCTCCTCCTATCCCTTAGATCCGGTCTTCTGACGACGTATCTTGTTGAGCCTTCTCTGCTCTGCTGCTGCGTCAGACTTGCTCATCTTCGTCGGCTTGGCGTTCTTGTAATTGCAGACCTTGATGAGCGTCAGGAGCCTGCTGAGATGCCAGTGCTGGCACTCGAACGGGATGTTGAGAGCAATCATCCAGTAGTAGATCAGCTCAGCCGTGACTATCTCCGGAGTTCCCTTCGGAGCATGTCTCTCGTTGAACCACGTAGCAGTCATCTCATCTTCGATGTAATCCCTGATTTGCGCGAAATCCTTGTCTCGAAGACGAGCGAGATCTTTGTCTGAGGGAATCTCTCCGGAAATCATGCACCGGATGTAGTCGATAGTCTGCTCCTGAGTCATCTTCTCTTTTCTCAGGAACGGAACTTTCCATTTGGACTCCCATTTTGACAGAGAGACCAGGGAGTGCTCCAGCTCCAACTCGAAAGATTCAGCGGTTGCGAATTCGCTGGTCTCTTCGTCGAATACCTCCGCCAGAGGCACGATAATCCGAAGCACTCCCTAGCCCTCCTTTCCTGGCCGGGTTCCTCCTTACGGTCCGCCTACCAGGTCAATGATCTCGTCGGGCGACGGCAGCTTGGGCGCGCCGGTGGCGCCGTAGAGGATGTCCTCGATCGACTTCATCTGGGCCGCGTCGAGCTTGGTCGAGTCGGCGACGATGAGGCTGGTTGGCGCCATGTCGGTGACGGGGACAGGAGTGCTGTTGATGTCCCACGAGAACGACAGGGCCTCCGGCGAGTCGTTGATCGTCGCGTAGGCCTTCTCCGAGGGAGAAGCGAGCAGGCCGTACACCATGTGGATCTTGTAGCCGAGCTCCTCGTCGACGTCGCTGCCGACTTTGGTGCGATACGAGATGCCGAACGTCGCCCGCGGCTGCTGGTTGATCTTGAGGCCATCGGTCGGCTCGACGCTGCCGTCGCACTGCCCGAACTCGTCGGGATAGGTGAAGGCCTCGATCGTGCCGCCGAAGGTCTCCGCCGACAACAGGTTGAGGTACTTGATGTTGTCCGCGTAGGCGGGGTTGGCCTCGGCGCCAGCAGGGGTCTCGGTGACGGTCGTCAGGCCGTTCCACGCGTAACCCTTGTCGTACGCCCCTGTTGCCTTGTTCAGGATGTAGAGGACCCCGTGATCGACACCGTGCTCGTACAGACGCTCTCCGGTGCCATCCCACGTGATCGGCCCAGTAGGGGTCGTCATGCTCACTCCTCCTAGAAGTAAACGTCGTAGATATCGTGGTTCAGTTGATCCAGCGTGAAGTGCCGGACCAGGGTCGTCAGGGGAAGTTCGGCGACCCTGTCTGGGATGAGGCTGTCGGGATCCCGGTCAATCACTGTGACTTGATACCGGAGCCGCCGGTGGTACGGCCGGTTATCGGCGAAGAATACCGCCTGATAGTCCCGGTTGTAGACGATAGCCGGATAACTCATCCTGACGTTCTCGGGGGGCTGGAAATATACATTCTCATTCCCCAAAAGCCCCTCAAGGAGCGACTGGAGCAGAAGCCGTTTCTCCATTCCACAGCCCTCCAATCGACAAGATGAGTCTTGGCCTCTGAACTTCCACGAAAGTGACCGTCCAGGGTGAGCCGCTCCAGCGGACATACCTCATCTTCGCGAAGTTTTCGTAGGCATAGACGTCCGCTACGATGCTGATCCTGTTCTGAGCAGTAACATCGGTGTTCAATGTCGCCGGGATCTGCGCGGAGTCCTCCAGGCGCCGGGCTAGCATGAGAACCTCACCGTAATAATTCTTCTCGGTAATTTCCTCTGTCCAGACGCCTGGAGCGGTCTCCTCGTCGTTCGCGTAGCCTACGGCTCCCTGGAACCGCATCTACGTCCTTTCTAGGAGGCGGGGCGCTGGAACGACCAGTCGCTGGAACCGTTGTCGGCGAAGGCGTAGCCGCCGGCCGGCTTGGCGCGGACGTGCATGTACGCACCAGGCGCAAGCGCCGTCTGGGCACCGGCGGTCAGAGCCGACTCGGTGCCGGTGGTGTCGTCCACCTTCACGTAGGACACGTTGGCCATGGTCGGGATAGTCACGACGCCGGTCGTCTTGACGAACGTCGGGGCCGTCGGCGCGCCGAGCATGGTGGCGGTCGTGTTGCCGACCACGATGGCTGACTTGTACTTGGTGAGAGCGCCGGAGAGCCGGGTCTCGTACAAGTAGGTGAACTTGTTGTAGTCGATGTCGAAGTCATCGAAGAAGTTGACCTCGCCGCCGCGGTCCGTACCCACCGAGTAGTCGGTGAGATTCACGATGATGCCGATCACCGTGTCCTTCATCTGCTCCAGAATGTCGACCGTGACGATCGAGCCGACACCCATCGCGTCGGCCAGGTCGGTGACCGAGGAGTGCAGACGCCGGCCGAGCGTGTCCTTGGCGAGGAGCATCTTGGTGACCCAGGAACGAGCCGTGTAAAGCGTCGGGACGCCGGTGCCCTGGAACCACTGCATGCCGGCCATGATCCCGTCGACGATCTCCTCGGTGGAGCTGGAAGCGTCGGAGATGTTGATGTTCACGTGCGTGACGAACAGGTCGGCATCCGTGAGGATCGGACGGATGTTGCCTTCCTTGATCTTGTCCGGGTCCGCCACGTCGCGACCGTCGCCGACGAGGATGGCGCGGGCGATCTCCTCGTCCAGCATGACCCGCATCTCGGCCTTGAGCCAGGTGACGATGTCCATGTCCGTGATGTCCAGGATGTCATCCCGGTCGAGCTTCTGCTTCTTGTACACGGTCTGCGGGGTCGTGATGCGCTGCGTGAGGCCGAAGAACTCCTCGCGCTTCATGGCGCCCTTGACGTAACCCCTCGCCCGGGCCTCGTCCATGGTGATGTCCGCGAACTGGCTCTTGATGCGAGTGAACGGGACGTGATGGGTTCCGCCGAGCACGCCGGCGACCCACGCCTGCCGCCTCGAGATCCACTCGGGGGTGTTGTCGACGGACTGGGCGTCGGGGAACAGCAGATCGATGTTGTTGATGCCGTGCGCCAGGGCGTACTGCTCGACCGCGTCCTTGAGCGAGCCACCCTTCTGCGCCGCGCTGAAGATCCCCTGGAGATCGGAGTGCGTGAGCGTTGGCCCAGCCGCGGCGCCGCCGGGGGTCTGGTCAAAGACATTACGGGACACTGTGGGTTCGCCCTTCGGGTCAGTGGCAGGAGTGCCGGTCGGGTCGGAAGTCATGGCGTCTTGCTGTACGGCCGCGCCGATGAGGGCGAAGACGAACTGCTGCTGTGCCTCGCTGAAGGTGTTGAACATCTCTTCAGGAGACAAGTCGCCCTGCGCGTTCTGAGCGACTTGCGCGGGCGGAGCGAGAACGGGAAGGTTGCTGACCGCGTGAGCCAGAGCCGGCTTCTGCTGGACCGCCGGGACCTGAGCCCCTGCGACCGGAGGCTGAATCGGGCCGACCGTGATCTCGGCATCGGTGTAGATGATGGCCATGTCCTCGAACGGGGTGTAGCCATCACCGTGAGCAAGGTTGACGTTGTCGATGAAGGCGCCGGGGTTGGCTCCGCCCAGAACCAGGCTGACCTCACGAATGACCCCGTGAACGACCTCCATGGCCTGCTGGATGAGCCCATTGGCGAAGATCGACAGCGCCTTGATGTCCTTGTGGATGACGAGCGCCTTGGCCTGCTTGCCGAACGGCGTGTCGTTGAAGAACCCCTCGCCGTAGACTCCGTCGTCCCTGTTGTGCAGAACGACATGGCCCAGGATGTTGTCAGGGGAATCGTGTTGGTGCTGCCACACGAGCGGAACGGTAGTGCCGTCGTTGCCCTTGAACGCGTGCGCCTTGATGGTTCGGCCGTCAGAGCACCTGACGCCGCTCCTGGTAGCGTAACCAGTGAAATCAGGTTCCATTTTGACTGCTTACTCCTTGAGGTGTCGTTGGTACCTGCGGCCTCATCGGCATCAGAGCAAGGTTCGGCTTTCGAGCCGGCCTCGGCGGAGGAACAGGAGCCGGGAGGTTCTTGTTGAGAAGCTTGTCGGCATTTGGATCCTTGGACGGCTTCCAGCCGATGACAGCCCGCATGTCGTTGGACGAAGCGACCTCGTTCCTCGTAAACTTGTCGACGATCTCTGCAAGATCCTTGATCGGTACAAGCTTGAACGGGTTACGAAGGAAGATGATCGACTGGCCCTGCGACCGTGCTGTCTTCGTGAGGAAGACCCTTGCCATTGCTTCCGTGATCGCGGTAAGAATCGGCTCGATCGACCGGTTGAAGTAGTTGATCATTGCCTCTTCGTTGGCGGTCCCGTTCATCACCTCTTCGGTGATGCCGAGCTGAGAATAGAGCATCTTGGTAAGATACTCGATCTGATCCATCAGATTGTTCTCAGCCGGTCGGTTCAGCTGGACAATCTTCTCAGTGCCATCCGTATAGGCGATTCCGTACTGCGACCCCTTGAGCTGGAATTCGATCTCCTCGAGCCGCTTCTGCGCTTCCTGTCTCCGTGCCGGCGTCTTGATGACGTAAGGCAGTTGAATGATGATGTCCAGCTTGCCGGAGGCGCTCTGCTCATCGACAGCATCAAGAAGCGCGAGCTTCCTGAGAAGACGCTGAAGAGTCGAGCTTGGCTCGTTCATCACCGTGTAGAGAGGATTCTCGATGATGGCGCACATCGCCTTGGGGACCGTGACCTCTTCCTGGAGCCCCTTCCGCTCATCGTACGCCTGAACCTTCACGTGTTTTGGATACCAGCCCGTGATTCTCCCGACACGCATGTTGGTAACGTCGTACCCGCCAGTCACCAGCGGATTCAACGTTGTCTCAACGGGAAGAATCGCGACGACACCCCAGTCGAAGAGCGACTGAACGATGTCTTGGCGGAACGCAGTCGCTGCCTGATCGACGTTTGCTTCCACCGTCAGGCATTCGTTGATTCCGCTGTCGATCTCCTCCTGGTACTGACCGTTGTCATCCAGACGAGCGTGAAATATAGGAACGGAGGTCACGTCGATCGCGAGGCGGGTATAAACCGAGGAAATGATCGTCTTCTCGCCCGCATACCTGTAGCGAACGCGATCGGGACGCCAAGAATATGAAGCGCCTAGATCCTCTACTGGCCGATCCTGCCAATGCATCTCTTCGTACCAGAACACGTTCCAGGCGTGCTTCAGGCTCTCTCTGAACTTCCTTTTAGATCTGGCCATGTCCTCCCTTCCTACTCGAAGGAATCTTTGTTGAGCTTGTATGCCACGAACGCATCCATCATAGCCGAGACGTTGTCGATCTTCTCCTGGTGACGCTTCTTCAGAAGCTTACGGTTGCCATTCGTATCCTCGATGGTGATCGCATTCCCCATTGCAAAGGTCATGAGTGCCTGGTCGAAGATGAGCATCCGCTCTTCGGATAGCGTCTTAAGTTCGCCTAGGGGAACCGACTCGGTCCTGGCTCCTTGAATGACCTTCTCGATACCGAAAGGCCCGTTCTCGGATTCCCAGCGAAGCACGAATTCCTTGGCGTTGTACGGGTCGAACCCGAACGCCCGGACGTCGTATTCGTTGGCCAGGATGAACCGATCAAGATCGTCATAGACCTCCATCATGTCGAGGATTGCGCCCTCAAGGACATGAAGGCTGCCTTCGGTAATGAACTCGTCGTACTTCTGCCGCATAGCTCCGGGAAGCTTCATCATCGTCAGGTTCGAGATGTAGCTCCTGGTCTTGACTCCAAACGCTCCGTTCGACATCGGGAAGAGGAACGTAAACGCACAGAAGTCGTCTCCTTGAGAAAGGTCGGCGCCCATAGCACAAGGCATCCGCCAAAACTCGTGAGTACGATGCGGAAGGGTTTCCTCGTACGTGAAGAAATACGTGTAACCCTCCATCGGAATCCCGAACCGCTTCGCCAGAATATCATTACGAGTAGACGGCGCTTTCTCGGCTCTCTCGACATCCAGCTGATAAGTTTCATAGCTGACCGTCAGTCCTATGTTCGGATTGGCCTTCGGCCACATAGCTGGATCGGCGACTTCCTCGATCTCGTCCAGTTTGTAATGCCAGATCGAGACATGAGGGTTGGGATAGTCCCCTCGGAGGATGTCTTGCAACTCCATTTTGATTGTGTCGCCGCTGCCGTTACGGACGGTACCCTCGGAGCTCGTAGCGACAATGAGATAGTCCGGAAGCTTCGACGCTCCTTGCTCAAGAGCACCGATGACGTCCTCACGGATGTCAGTCGACAGCCACTCGTCAACCGTCGACACCTTTGGTCGAAGCCCCTGTAGTTTGGCCACCGACATCGGCCGGATCTCAAGTAGCGATCCTGTGAGGAAGTTCTCGATCCCCTTCTTGGTCGATGCCAGCTTGACTCGGTTAGCCCTGGAACCTGTGGTGTTCTGAAGTGAGCCTTCGGTGAGGAATTCAAAGAGCGGTCCTCTTGCCCTAGTGATAGCCGTCCGGAACGGAGACATCACCTCTTCGGCTTGCTTCATCGTCGGTGCGGTTGTGATCTGATGTGTCGTAGAAACATCCACGTTGAGAAAGTAACTCTGGATGCACTCATCGTACATCGATTTCGCCGACCCGCGAGCACAGATTATGTACTGCTTGTTAACCAGCCGCTTCTTGATGATCTTACGGACGTACTTACCGCCGTGACCATCAGGATTAGGGACGTAGACGCTCCGCTCGATGAAGTAAAACCAAGCAAGGAGCGCCTCGGCCCACAACTTGAAGCTTGGCAGCAGATGGAAGTCGCTACCATCTGTCAGCGTTAGCTCGTTCTCGCAGTACTTGACAAACCCTTCGATCGCGCCATCGTCATAGTAGAAGTTACGGTCGAGGATGAGCGCGTCGATGCGGTTCATCTCCATCGAGATTTCCCGGTTAACCGGTATCTCGCCTCGGAGAACAGCAGCACGGAAGGCGCCGTAATAGATCGGCGTAGCCGTGTTCGAAAGACCCATGTCGACCCTTCTTGACGACGAACGTTACTCCGCGGGGAGCTGAGCTCTCAGATCCCCTCGGGTCCCGTCGACTATCCGGGCCATCTGCCGGAGATCGCTCAGAAGATCAGCGTCGATCGCGAGAGCAGGCGTGCCCAGCTCCTCCTTGAACTCGGCGATCTTCTCCGAAACGTCGTCCAGCCACTTGGATACCTTGGCGGCGAACTCCAGCGGGTCCTTTTCCGCCGGGGGCGACGGGGGCTTGTTCGGGGGCATGGCTTCTCCTTACGCTGTGTCTAGCAGCTGATCGAGATCTCCTGGAGTGACGTAGCCAGTCCAGTGATCATAGAGCGGATGACCGCCATCACGATAGCAGGCGGCGACGAGCTGAGAACAGATCATGTGGCCGGTAGATTCTATGTAAGCCTTGAGATGCGGAGCGGGGATATGAAAACGGCGCAGGACAAGGGCGCCGTAATCTGGCCACGAATACCCGATCTTTGCAGCCAAATATCGTCTACCGGCCAGCACGATCTCGGAACGCTCCTTGCCGGTCAGGTCGATCAGACCTGTCGACAGGCGATGCGGAATGTTCCGATACTTGTCGAGACTGTCCTCGTGGATACCACCACCAGTCATCTCGATGATGCGGCCTTCGCCAACGCAGAGAGCGACGTGTTCGTACTTGCTGAAGCCGGTGCCGTTGAGGAACTGCATGATCGCGATGAGACGACCACCCCGGCCGGCGATGTTGGTCAGGATGAAATCTCCTGGCTGAGGCGCGGCCATTTTGGGCATCATTTCTTCACTGCCGCCTTCTTGATCAGTTCTTCGAGTCCCTTGGCTGCGTACTTCGACCCGAAGGATGTCGCCGTCTGCTTGGCGATACCGCCGGCGACTGCACCAGTGGCGATAAGAACCCCGAGAGCGATCTTCTTACCGGTGGAAACCTTCTTCTGGTCGAGCCGGCCGTACTGATCCTCCAGGTTCATACGGGCCACAAGGGCTTTGAGTTCCTCGTTGGACAGGTTGTGACTCCCGTGCCTCCTGGCGAGGGAGTGAAGTTCTGCGGCTCGACCTGCCTCCGGAGAAACATGAGGCCTAGGAGCCGTGAGTGAAGGATGGTTGTGCGGGCCGGCGACTGAGGAAGGCGGTCGGGTCGATCCAGGGGAGGAACTTGGATGTCTCCTGCGAACTCCCCACTTCATCCCGAGGACGCCATAATGGGCCAGGAACTCTCCGAGATCGTCATGCTGGATCTTGGCCGCGTGAGCCCGAAGAGTGGCCGCCTTGGCTGCATGACGGTTTGCCGACCTGATGTGCTGGTTATGGAGCCGGCGAAGATTGTTGCTCGTCTCCCCCAGGGCTTCGGCTTTGCTTCCGCCATACCGGGCGTAGAACTGCCAGTCATTCATCTGAGACGCGTTCTCGCCGTAAACACGCTTGAACGGGGCAGAGTGCACGCCCTTCGTGTTCAGCTGTTCGTGTTCCTTCTGGGCATGCGCAGCAGCCAGGATATGAGCCTTCACGATCGCCTCATGCGTGGCGGCCTTTTCCTCTAGCTGCTTCTTGGAATGCCGCTGGCCCCAGTGCATCCCCTTGACGCCGAAGTGAGCTAGGAGCGCCTCGACCTCCGTGTAGCGCTCTTCAATAGTAGGAGTAGTCACCAACGCTCCTCTCGGGAGGCGAAATATGACCTCCGGGAGCGCCGCCTCGACTGCGATGGCTTGCCTGAACTTGACGACACAGACGCCACATCGATCGGTGAGGACAGCGCCCCCGGAGGATTCTCAACTACTCAGGTGTTACCTGGACGCAGATTACCTGCGAGCCAGGCCGTCACCGTGGACGCCGACGGACAGGAAGTCCGGGCTGACCCGGGTCGACAGCAGCGGGTTCCCGCTGATCAGGTTGAGCGAGCACACGCCTCGGATGTTCGGGAAGTGCGCCAGCAGAGCCAGCCGGTAGGTGCCGTTGCCGACCGCGTGCAGGTTCAGGCCGGTGCCGCCGTTGAAGCGCCACACGCCGAACTGAAGCAGGCTCGCGGTGCAGTTGCTGGTGTTGCGGATCGGGTTAGCGATCCCGGTGTGCTGGAGGAACACCCGCCCGCTGCCCAGGTTGAGCCGGTCGAGCGTGTTGGACAGCTGCGTGTCAGTGCCGACGCCGTTGACCGGGCCGATCGCCTGAGCGTAGTTGGCGATGACAACCCCGAGACGCGGACCAGTCCACGCCTGAGCGATGTCGAAGTGCTCCGGCCGGCAGCGCGCCTGCGGGTTGACGGTGGGGGTGGGCTGCGGCGCGGGATGGTTGCCGAGGTGCGTGATCTTCGCCGAGAGCGCGTACGTCGGCTCGGACGAAGGCACGTCCCGCGGAACGATCCGGATCTGCCGAGCGCAGTTCTGCTGCACCGGCACCGGCCGCGGGTCGCAGTTGCGCCCGAACTGCGGGTTGACCGTGGGCGACGAGCCGTCGATCGGCACCGCCTCACACGTGTGGTTCGTTCCGCCGGACGGCGACGGCGTCACACCAGCGGATGCCGTCGCAGCCGTAGCGATCGACAGACCCATGGTCATTGCCGCTGCGGTTGCGAGTAGGATCTTCTTCACTTTCTTTGTACTCCTTGTTGATTGCGTACTTCCCACTAGAATGAAGAACGGTCTTGCTCGTAAGGGAGTAGTTCCACCTCCTTGTGGAATGGATTCGTCCCCCGAAGGGGACCTATCGTCACCGCAGCGGGAACGGCGGCGAAGCTTGTTACAGTGGAGAGAAGATGAACAGCTTGTCGCGGGGATGGACAGGCACGATGACCTCTCCTCCTCTTCCGCGTATAGCCATTTTGACTGTAGACACAGTGATCACGGCGTCGGAGAATCCTTCACCGGAACTAGTGACTTGCATCTTCTTCAGACGGACATTGCCAGCGATCACGGCCATGTCCTGGCCAGCGCCGAGGATTGTCATCTTGTGCAGGCGGACTGCACCTGTTGCGACGGCTCTTCCGGTACCGGAGCCGGCAATCCCCATCTTCTTGAGGCTCACCGCACTCTGGACATAGTTGACCTTCTGGGCGGATCCGTAGATCGACATCTTCTTCATGCCGACACTGCCGGTGACGTCGGAACGTCCGGCACCAGATCCAGCTACGCCCATCTTCTTCATGCTGATGGCACCAAAGCCGGCAGTTTGCGTACCGCCGATCCCAGAGATGCGCATCTTCTTGAGAGAGATAGTCACACTGGCAAAGATGAGCTTCTCGCCGGAACCGAAGACGGACATCTTCTTCAGCTTGACAGCGGAGGACGCGATAGCCTGTCCAGCGCCGGCAGCAGAGATGCCCATCTTCTTCATGGAAACGGAAGCGAAGGCAGCAGTTTGCGTGCCGCCGATCCCGGCAACACCCATCTTCTTCAGGCTTACCGTTCCGGAACCAGCGGATGCTCCGGTACCGGTGCCTGAAACGCCCATCTTCTTGAGACGTATGTAACCGTCAGCGAAGATGTACTTCTCTCCCGAGCCGAAGAGTTTCATCTTCTTCAGGCTCACATTGCCCGACGCAGTAACCAGGACTGAGCCGGAACCGGCAACGCCCATCTTCTTCAGGTTCACAGCAGCAGTCACTACCGCAATGCCGGAACCGATCCCCGAGACAGACATCTTCTTGAGAGAAACGTTGCCGGTCCCGACGCTTGCACCGGATCCAGCACCGGAAAAACGCATCTTCTTCAGGCCTACAGCGCCTGAGACGGCCGAAATCCCCGTAATCGTACCGGAGACGGCCATCTTCTTAGCTGAGATGGCCCCAGAAGCCGCTGAGAAGCCCGTAGACGAGCCGGACCCCAAAACCCCCATCTTATGTAGGGTAACGTTCCCGACGCCGTAGGAAGCCCCTGAGAGCGTTCCAGACACTGTCATCTTCTTGAGCTTGACAGCACCTGTTACGGATGTTACTACAGTTACTGCTCCGGAGGCGCCCATCTTCTTCAGAGAAGGACCACCGCTGACTTGAGCGATCCCGGCCCCTGAACCAGAGAGAGTGCACTTCTTCAAGACCGGGCTGCCAGAAGCTACGGATATGCCCGCTCCGGTTGCAGACACTCGCATCTTCTTCAAGCTGACGGTGGCTGAGGCCGTCACCACGACGGAACCCGATCCAGAAATGCCCATCTTCTTGAGGCTCAAGGCTACGACGGCAACCGAGGTGCCGGAGCCCGTCCCCGAGATGGTTCTCTTCTTAAGAGTGACGCCTCCGGAGGCAGCGGACACCGCGCCAACCGCGACCGCGATGCCCATCTTTTTCAGGCTGACTGCGCCTGAAGCTGAAACAGGAACTGTTGCCGCCGACCCGGTAACGGACATCTTCTTCAGGCCAACTACACCTGTGACGACGGCATTTCCGATACCAGAAACAGCGACGCGCATCTTCTTCGAGCTGACTGCGCCTGTACCAACGGCGTTCCCGATAAGAGAACCGGTAACACCCATCTTCTTCGAGCTGACTGCGCCTGCACCTGAAGAATAAGACACACCTGGCTGCTCGACAGTGCTGTATGCAAGGTCATCGAACCACATCTTCGGGACGGTGGCTTGCGCGATGGAGATCCCGAATATCGTAGATGCGATCGACGGCCCGAGGTTGAGAGTCGCGGCGCTAGTGAAGGTCTCTGTCGGCGTCTCACTGTCAGCGGAGTTGTAGTAACTGACCTTGAACTGGCCCACTGTGGCGCTAGCCTTTGCCCAGAACTCAACCCGGATCCACTGGTTAAGTGGAAGGTTGTTCGTGCTCGTCCACTGAGTCGCTGCAGCCGAGTCGCAGACCACCAGCTTGCCCGTGCTGGCATACCTCAGGAAACAGCAAACCGTCGTAATCGGCGCGGCGCTGTAGAAACCAAAAATTCTCGAGTTGGCCGCGGGCGTAGAGGCGATGTAGATGTAGAACCGAGCGTACAGCTGGGAAATCGAGGTATTCCACCCGAAGTAGCAAGTGGTGGACGTGGCGCCGACCGCAAGAGCTGCCGACAGTGAGCCATGCGCCTTCTGCGTGTTCTCGTAGTTCAGCGTGCAGCCAGTTCCGATACTCGCGTAATCGAGTGCATCACCCGAAGCGCCGCCACTGTTAGCAGTAGTAACGGCGGTCGCGTTAGTTCCACCTTCTGCTGTCCAGTTCTTGGCGGCCATGGATCACTCAGGATTGCTGACGGCGAAGCTCGACACGGACATGGTCTCGCCGACCGTGAGCGTGATGTCCGTCAGGTTCAGGTCGCAGCCCGAGAGACCGACCGTGCCGTCGAAGAGGATGGTCGTGCCGTCGGACTTGAAGAGCCGGAAGAACGCCGCGGTGCCGGTGGCGAGTGCCGTGATGTTCGAGATCGCGTTTGCCGTCGCCGTGGCGGAACGTGTCGGAGCGGTACCAGCAGCCACAGATGCCGCGAAGGCGGTGGCGTTCATGGTGAACTCGCCGAGCAGTGTCTGGGCGCCGATCGCCGTGTTGGCGTCAGTCGGCTGGGCACCGGAGTAGATCCTGAGCTTCCCGGCGTTGGCCAGAGCACAGCCGGCGTCAAGCGAGGCCTTGGCGAAGGTGTCTGAGAAGAACGGGTTGAGCGCCATGCTTGGTTCCTCCTATAGCCATTTTGAATCAGATCAGAAGCCGGGCGTCCAGCCCGCGTGCCACTCGGCGAAGGTCGACCTGAACACCGCGCTGATGATGTCCGTCTTGTCAGGAGTGAGAACCGGCTCGCCGATGCTTCCCCAGTTCCATCCCGAAGTCCAGGTGACGTTGTAACCGTTGGTGGTCAGCTCCATGGTCATGTGCTGGCCATTCTCGCCGTGTGCCGGAGGATTGATGACGCAGTCGCCGTACAGCGTCAGGTAGAACACGTTCCCGTCGTCCATGTCCGGCGTTACCTCAGGCATGTAGCCGAGGTTGACGACGATCGGGTTGTAGACGTAATCCGGCGAATCCGGCCGGAGACCAAACCCAGGAGGCGGCGGAGGAGGATTGATGTCTTCGCCCTCGACGTTCAGCCGCCACTCCATCTCGTTCCGGACTTCCTTGAGTGCGGTGACGGTGAACGAGTTCTGCGGAGGGTCGAACACGAGCCGTACGAACGTGTAGATGTACGACTTGACGCCCTGAAGCCTGTCCATGTCCGGACTGAATTCGCCCCACGTAGTGGAGCTGTCGAAGATGATGAACGGCTCAGTCGGTCCGACCCCCAGCTGCCGCAGGATGCCGAACGCGGTGTTGGTGTGCGTGACGACGTCGACGTCAAACGCCGTGAACTCAGGATCCATGCCAAGAAGCTTCTTGGTCGAATCCAGGACGCTATCCGTGTTGATCGGCATCCTTACTCCTCGGGATCAGAGGTGACAGGCGGAACGAGCAGAGTTGTATGCAGTGTCCGTGTTCTGGCCCCAGACACCGTCTGCACCCTTCGGGTCGAAACCCATGCCGGCCAGAGCCTTCTGGACGGCGATGACGGTGTTCGTGAGTGCCGTGTTGGACTTCGGTCCCCAAGCCCCATCCTGTGTCGTCCCGACGACCTTCTGCGTGTACCGAACACCGTACGGGTACTTCCTTCCGCCCCAGGGAGTGGCCGCCTCGAGCGATTCGCCGCACTTGTCGGTATCGGTTCCCCACTGGTTGTCGGCGGTGGTGTGGAGGGCCTTCTGAAGAGCCACGCAGTTCGGCTTGGGGCCTGGCGGCTTCGGTGCCTGGCCGATGTACTTGCCGACCATTTTGAGAAAGTCACTCCACGGGAACGATTTGCCCGGATCGGAGTGATCGCTGGACCGGAAGACACGGTTCACGTCGACGTGGCCGACAAACCCCTTGGTGTAGCCCTTGATCTGAGCGTCCGAGTTGTGCCGGAGCGGGATGGAGTACTTGCGGCACCACTCCGCGGCGCAGACAGCGGCGTTGTCGAGCAGGGCCCTGGAATACGCGTCGTTCCACTGGGCCGAACCCTGACTGGCATAGCCGGCCAGCTCGAGGTTGAGCGAGTTCGGGTTGACCGGCGGCATGGTCCAGGCCTCATCACCGTCGTTGACGCAGCGAACCCGGGAGTTGTTGTCGACGCACCAGTGGGACGATGCCTGGATAGCCGGGTTCATGAAGTACCTGGCTACGTTCTCCGCGGTCGAAGGACCTTCCGGCGCTTCCATGGTGTGGATGCCGATGAAGACGATCGAGCCACGGCGGCCGCTCCTCCTGTTCGGCGTGATCATCGTGCTTGTTGCTACCATCATTCTCCTAACCAGAGCTTCGTGTCGCCAGGTCGTCTCTCGACGAGAACAGGCCTGATCAACTTCTCGTTACCGAAGTGAATGGCGTTATGGGTCCTCATGGAAACCGTGATCAGGAACTCAGGATCGAGAACCGATTCGTCTCCGTCAACAAGTGCTTCCACCGTCATAGGATTCATGTGATGGACAGCGCCCTTGGTAAGAATCTCATGACCCTCCATCCCTAGGTCTCGCCCCATGTCCCGGGCGATCACGTGGTTCCGGAGGTTACGCCACTGACTCGATGTGTAGAACGCCTGGTTCAGGTACCTGTCAAACCCGAAGTTTGAGATTCCCACTTGTGAATGCAGGGCGAGATACCTGAACCTATTTTGGAACTCATCTATGCGAATGAGCTCCGTGTAAGATCTGATCCTCGGCGAATTCATCGTCGTCAGGACCTCCCGCGTAACTGCGCATGGCCCTTAGCGCGTTCCTGTAGAGATCCTCGATCCGGCCGGCTGTGGCCAGAGCTTCGACCTTGGCGGAGAGCAACTCGTTCTCTCGCCGAAGACGGGCCTGCTCCAGCTGCTCTCTGGTCGTTCCGAGCTTGAGATAGTGGGTGATGACCTGAGCAGAGGCCTTACCCTCTAGGAGTTGCTGCTCGGCTACGTCCACGGCAAGCGCGATCAGCTGATTCTCTCGTCCTTCGATCGTTGTTGCGGGAGGCCTTGACCGACCAGTTCCTTTCCTTTTAGCTGCCATGGAGTTCACCCCCACTTCTGGAGAGTCTTGAGCTGACTGAGACTACTTCACCAGGGGGCACCGGGAGATCCTAGTGACTTTAGTGGGAACGAAAGGCACTTTCCTAAGACACGAAAGGTCGGGGGGGTGGACCAGACTTGTCTACAGGAATTCGAATCTCTACCGATGCCCCCGGGTGAAGCAGCCTCAGTCGCTATCGCTGTCCTGGTCTTTGCACGTACAGTTCTCGTCTTTGCTGTTGGCTTTC